AAGCTATATATTAAGCCTTTTTCTCTCTCTTGGTATATATATATCAGGACCCGGGTAATAGAGAAATAAAAGACCCGGGTAAAAACTACTCTTCAGCTGCTTTCATATAGGTAGCTACTATAAAAAAGCGCCAATTCTGCTCAATATAACCCCGTCTTGTCTACTTCTGGCCATGCCAGGATAAACCCGTATATATCCATCTTACTCTTGCTTGATAGAGGACCCGAAAAGGGCGCTCCGGACCGCCTGCTGCAGGCTTCTTCGCTCCGCTGCTTGCGCTGCTTTATCGAGGGCTTTCATTAAGGCGAAAATAAAGAAATGCGTCCTAATGCGGACTCATAAAAAGGGGCCTGCCCGCCAAGGGTAAACGCTCTCAGATACTCAGAACCGATGAAACTACTTTTGCCGATAAAACGAATGCTCCGGGATACTGTCACTTGAAAATATCGGATCTAGCGCCAGGGCAAACGCTCAGCATATACTGTTCGGCCGGCAATGAAATGTATGGTATGCAGATCCCAATTATACAAAAACATTATTTGGTATAATTCGTAATAATGCCGGAAAGCCCTGGCGTTACTACATTTCAAGGCATTCTTGCCTATGATTGCATTATCTGCATGTATATTATGCTTGTATAAAAGCGTATAAAACCATGCAAATAGTGCATATATATTTAAATGCCCAATAAATGCGCTCGTTTTGGTATATTCAACGGCAAGGCGGCAAGACAGTCCCTGAGAGCGTTTGCCCTGGCAGAAAATATAAAATATTCGGATGACAGTACCCTTAGAGCATTCAGGTATGCAGCTTTTAGAAATTATTCAAGTGACAGTATCTGACAGTTACCTGGCTGGCCGCGCCTGAATTGTTACAAACGATATGCCTATTTGGCCTTGTCTCTTGTGTATTCATGCCCTTGATAAATACTATTAGGCCGAAACGAGCTGATGATGAGCCATGGTAAAAACCCTTGGAGCAATTCTACAGGTCCCCATAGGGCAAGTCAGGCCCTATCCCGGGAATCCACGCAAGAGTTCACTGGCGATCGATAAGGTGGCTGCTTCATTATCTAAATTTGGATGGAAGCAGCCGCTTGTTGTTGATAAGGATTTCGTGATCGCAGTTGGGCATACCAGGCTGGAGGCGGCAAAGAAACTCGGCTGTCGCGAAGTGCCTTGTGTCATAGCCGATGACCTTTCGCCGGAAGAATTGAAGGCGTACAGGCTAGCAGACAACAAGACGGCCGAGTTTTCTGTTTGGGATAATGATCTGCTGAAAGTAGAACTCGACGACCTCGCCGGCAAGATCAATATGGAGCCGTTTGGCTTCATGAATAATGACTTCTTTGATGTGGTTGAGGACGACTACGATATGGGGCAGAAGGTGCCACCGGTGGCTACTACGGGCGATATATGGCAGCTGGGCAAGCACCGTGTAATGTGTGGGGACTGCCTGGAAGGACCCGCCGTGGCTGCACTCATGCGGGGTGGGGCGGCAGATTTGGTACTTACCGATCCGCCATACAACTGCGACTATGTAGGGAAAACCCCGGAACACCTGAAGATTCAAAATGACCGAATGAACGAGGGGCAGTACCGGCAATTCCTGACGACTGCCTTTATCAATATGCATGAGCATTCGAAGCAGGGCGCCCCTGTTTACGTGTTCCATGCAGATAGCGAAGGTTTGATCGTGCGGTCGGCTTTCAATGAAGCGGGCTATTCGCTGCGGCAGTGCCTGGTATGGATCAAGAACTCGATGGTGATGGGGCGGCAGGATTACCAATGGAAGCACGAGCCTATTCTATACGGCTGGAAGGAAGGCGCCGGGCACGCCTGGTATTCCGACCGCAAGCAAACCACTGTGCTTGAATACGACAGGCCCACGCGCAGCGCCGAGCACCCGACGATGAAACCGGTCATGTTGTGCGGCTACCTGATAGAAAATTCAAGCAAGGCGGGCGATTTGATTCTGGATCTATTCGGCGGCAGCGGGTCCACGCTGATCGCAGCCGAACAGTTGCAGCGGTCCTGCTACATGATGGAGATCGACCCGCATTATGCCGATGTAATTATCCATCGCTGGGAAACCTATACCGGCAGCAAAGCAGTGAAGGAGGCGGCTTGATATGGCACGCCGCGGCCATGGGAATAAGGCGCCGATAGATTTCGAGATAGTTAAACAATTGTCGTCAATGTTTGCCACTGATGAAGAGATTGCGGCGCAGTTCAATGTATCTGTGGATACCCTTACCCGGCGCGGCAAAGAATATCAGGATGCAAAAGAAGAAGGGCGCCGCCAGGGAATGCTGAACCTGCGCAAGATGCAGTTGCAGGCCGTCAAGGAAAAGAACCCGACGATGCTGATCTGGCTGGGCAAACAATACCTGGGGCAGACGGACACGACCAGGATAGAACATTCAGGCAGTATTGGGCGGCCGCTAGCCGGCTGCTCTGCCGAAGAATTGCGCAAGGCTTTGAAGATGTACGAAGACGGACAGGCGAAAGATGAGCAGGCTAAGGATACTGACAAACCCGAATAAGGCGCAGATCCTGCGGGAGATACACTTGGAACTGGCCCGGATAGACTTCTGGGAATTCTGTGTACTGTTGGCGGGCGCGTTCTATACACCGGACAAGCCGCACCTGCAACGTTTATGTTCTGTGCTGCAGGCTTTGTATGAAGGGCGGATCATTCGCACTGAAGAGGTGCAGTCGTGGCAGATCGTGGACCAGTTGCCGGAGGATGGCAACTACGAAATGTGCCGGCGACTTATGACCAACATCCCACCGCAGCATGGCAAAACCAGGACGCTGGTCAATTTCTGCAAGTGGGCGCTGGGCAGGAACCAGCAGGAACGCATCATAACGTGTAGCTACAATGACAACGCCGCTTCCGACTTTTCCAGATATACCAGGGATGGCATAGCCGAAGAGAAGAACGATCCGGCGCAAATTGTTTACTCGGATATTTTCCCGGGTACCAGACTGAAGGCGGGCAATGCGTCGTTTGAGAAGTGGGCGCTGGAGGGGCAGCACTTCAGTTATATCGGTGCTGGTATAGAGGGAAGCATCACGGGCAAGGGCGCCACGATCCTGATTGTCGATGATCCGATCAAGGACGTGGAGACGGCCTATAACGAAGCACAACTGGAAAAGATATGGACATGGTACAGCAATACATTCATTTCGCGAGTATCGGCGGCGGGCGGGGAACCGCTGGAGATTGTCAACATGACGCGGTGGTCCAAGAAAGATATCTGCGGGCGGATCCTGACGGGGCCGGAGGCCAGCACGTGGTACGAGGTAATCATGCAGGCGTATGACGAAGATGCGGATGGAATGTTATGCCCGGCTCTGTTGTCGAAGAAACGTTACCTGAGCCTGCAGACCAATATGGACCCGGCCATATTCCGGGCGAACTACCATCAGGAACCGGTGGACGTGCAGGGGCAATTATACCAGGGCTTGAAGGAATACGAGCCAAAGGACCTGCCGGAGAAATTCGAGAAGATCATATCGTATACCGACACGGCGGATGAAGGCGACGATTGGCTGTGTTCTGGTGTGGCTGGTGTTAGCCAAGGCGAACTATTTCTGCTGGATGTTTATTTCACGCCGGAGGCCATGGAGAAGACGGAACCGGAAGAGGCGGAATTCTTGGTTCGGAACAAGGTTACTCGGGCCAAGTTTGAAAGCAACAATGGCGGGCGGGGATTTGCCCGGAATGTGCAGCGGTTATTGTGGGAGAAGCATCATACCAGGATGCCGCATATCGAATGGTTTAGTCAAACCCAAAATAAGATATCGCGTATCCTTACGCATAGTTCGTTCATCATCAATCACGTTTTCTTTCCCAAGGGCTGGTCATACAAGCATCCGAAATTCTACAACGCCATCATGTCGTTCCAGAAAGAGGGCGGCAACAAGCACGATGACGGCCCGGATATGTTGACAGGACTTTGCGAAATGGTGGAGCGGCCCAGCGAGATGCATGTCCGGGCAATTGGCGATATGCCCAAGCCGGCAGCTGGTCCGGATGTAAATATCGCGGGAACGCTGCCGGATGACCAGGTTCAGGAACGATGCGAAGAGATTATGAGCGAGAATCTCAGGCGGTTTCTGGCGGAGGATGACTGATGGGGCTTTTGGTTAATCTGGCGCAGGGTATTGTAAGGCGGGCGAGCACCCGGGATCGGGCGACCCGCGTCTACCTGTCGCCGGGCGCCGAAGGCCGTGAATACGTAACCGCCTTCGATATGGCTTCGCAGGTCAAGGCTTATACCGGATGGATTTACGTCTGCGCCAATAAGAACAGTACAACCGTGGCGCAGCAGACATTGCGTCTCTATGCCACGCGCAGGACAAGCCAGCCCAAGTTCATCGTGCCAACGAAGGATGTGCCCGCCGAACGGATGAAATATCTGCAGGGGCATGCGGCTCTGCAGCACTATCTGGCCAAGGCAGATGATGTCAAGGAAGTACTTGAGCATCCGTTCCTGGATCTGATGAAGAAGGTAAACCCGTTTATTGGCCAGTTTACGCTGTTCGAGCAGACTGAATTATTTCTCGAATTAACCGGAAACGCCTATTGGTACATCGTGAAAAACGGCCTGGGTGTTCCACAGGAAATCTGGATTCTGCCGTCTCCAAATATGCGCGTGGTGGCGGACCCGCAGGAATTCATCCGGGGTTATATTTACCTGATCGGCATGGACAAGGAACCGTATGAACCGGGCGAGATCGTGCATTTCAAATTCCCATCGCCGGTCAATGCGTTTTATGGTATGTCCCCGCTTATGGCCGTGGCTAATGCCTACAACATCAATGAAAACATGAATAAATTCGAGAATGCGCTGTTCACGAACATGGGACGGCTGGATGGCGTTCTTGAAACTGAAAATGATGTGGACGATGCCGAGTTCGAACGAATCAACAAGGAATGGCAGACAAAGTTCGGTGGCGTGAAGAAGGCCGGGCAAACGGTGCTACTGGACAAAGGTATCCATTATAAGCCGCTGAATCTGGCGCCCCGTGAGTTGTCATTCCTTCAGGGGCGCAAGGTCACCCGGGAAGAGATCGCCGGGGCTTATGGCGTGCCGTTATCAAAACTTACCACGGAAGATGTGAACAGGAGTAATGCCGAAAGCGGCGATTACCAATATCGGGCCGATACCATAGCACCTCGCTGTCGTCGCATTGATTCCACATTGAACGATTTTCTCATGCCCATGTATGCAGACAATCTGTTCTGTGCCTTTGACAACCCGGTTCCGGATGACAAGGAGTTCCGGCTGAAGGAACGGGAAATCAACCTGCGGTCCTGCTAGTCATCGGTCAACCTAGAAAGGAAG